GCAATTGATCCTGAAGAATTAGAAATGGCAAAGCAGGAAATTGGTTCTCTGACATTTGCACAGGAGTATGAAGCAGAATTTGTAAATGAAGGAACTCAGCTTTTCAAATCAGATTGGTTTAAATACTATCAACCTGCTGTTCGTGGTGCCAAAATAGATGGTTTCTTGTATGAATTTGATAATATGCCTAAGTTTGCAACTGTTGACTTAGCAACTTCTACCAAACAAACTGCCGACTACACAGTATTTACAGCATTTGCACAAGATCCTGTAGAAGATAAATTGTTTGTCGTTGATATGTTAAGAAAAAGAATGGAAGCTCCAGACATAATTCCTGCAATGAAACAGTTCTATAAAAAAAATAATCTTGATTGGATAGGAATTGAAAGAGCAGGATTTCAGTTATCGATTATTCAGTTTGCCAGAAGAGAAGGAATCCAAGTCCGAGAGTTAAAAGCTGACAAAGACAAACGCAGTCGTGCCATACCTTTGTCTGCTAAAATGGAAGGTGGACAAGTATTCTTTCCTGATGACCCAATGGTTGATTGGGTACACGAAGCTGAAAGAGAATTATTGACTTTTCCCTTAGGAGCACATGACGATATTGTTGATACGCTAGCTTATGGTGTATTAAACTTAACTAAGAGAGTGAATTGGAAAGCGTACTAGATGGCAGAAAATAAAAGTTTTTACAGACGAGCAGTAGAATATCTTCAGGCTCCACCACAAAGAACACAACAAAAAAGTTTTTTAGGATCAACCTCTTCGGTTGATTCAAGTATCTATGGATACAATACACAATCAGGTTTTATGCCTGACAAACTCATTAAAGAGATTGGAGATGGAACAGGCAACTCTGCTGTAGTCGCTTGTTTGAATGTACTCTCTACTTCATTCGCTGAACCAAGACTAAAAGTTTATAGAGAGATAGGGGATTCAGATTATGAAATGGTTGATAGCCACCCTGTAACTACTTTAATTAACAGACCTAATCCTTACACTTCAGGTTCTTTATTAGCACACTACATTGTTACAGCACTAAATGCTGAAGGCGATGCTTATTTATTGAAGAACAAAAATAAAGCAGGCAGAGTTATTGAACTTGTTCCTCTTATGCCTCACTACATAAAACCAAGAGGTAACGAAAAACAATTAATTACTCACTACGAATATTATGTTAAAGACTCTAACTCACTCAACCAAAATGAATTTGTTGTAATCCCTGCAAATGACATTGTTCATATTCGACAAGGTGTTGATCCTAATAATCACAGAAAAGGATTTGCACCACTTAAAGCTGTATTAAGAGAAATTTTAGGAGACGAGGCTGCAGGTCAGTACGCAGCTGCTTTGTTACACAACATGGCAGTACCTGGTGTTATTCTTTCTCCTAAAGATGACGCAATGGGTGGACCTAGCCAAGATGAGGCTGAAGCGATTGCTCAAATATACAAACAAAAATTTGGTGGTTCTAATAGAGGAGCACCAATGATACTTACAGGTGCAATGGATGTAAAAGTAGTATCTTGGTCTCCAGAACAATTAAACCTTAACCAACTAAGGAGATTGCCTGAGGAAAGAGTTTCTGCAGTTTTAGGTGTCCCAGCAATTCTCGCTGGACTCGGAGCTGGACTGGAATCGGCGACATACAACAATACGAGAGAATTGAGAGAGTTCTTTACTGAACAAAAACTTATTCCTCTATGGCAAACAGTAGCTAATGAAATTACTCATCAGTTATTGCAATCAGACTTTACTGCAGATCCAAAAATATTATGTAAGTATGACCTTAATGAAGTTAGAGCTTTGGATGTAGATAAAGGCGAAATATTTAAAAGAATGCAAACAGGTGTTACAGGTGGTTGGATAACAGTAGCTGAGGCTAGAAAAGCTGTTGGTCTTGAATTTGGAGATGAACATGATGTGTTTTTACGACCACTCAACCTCGAACCTACATTACCTGAAAATTATAACAAGCCATTAGTAATGGAAGAACCTAAAGATGAGCCTGAAGATGAAATGGGCGAAGAACCAAATCCTAGAGAGGAAGAAAATGAACTGCTCATGGCTGATGGATATGACGAAGCCATCACAATTAAAGCTGTATTAGATACAACGAGTACAGAAGCTGAAGTTACAAGAGAAGGCAACATTGTTATGACACCAACTTATCTTGATAATGAAAAAGCACCTGCAATATCAGAAAAAGTCAAAAAAACTTTAAAAGACAAAGTAGCAAAACACAATGCTTCTAATCCTAAATACAGAGCTACTTATGGAATGTTAGCTGCAGTATTTAGAAGAGGTGTCGGTGCTTATCGTACTAACCCTGCCTCAGTGAGAGGTAATGTTACAAGTGCAACCCAGTGGGGAATAGCTAGAGTGAACGCTTTTATAAAAGGACTTAAAGGTTCTTTCCCAAGAAAACCATTTGACCAAGACTTACTACCTGCAGGACATCCAAAAAGTTCTAAAGGTATTGAACTTATTGACGAATTAAAAGTATCTTACGAAGAAGCTGAAACATTATTTGAACAGGCTTTTGAAATAGAACCTGAGAATATAAAAGCAGAATCAGTAAAAGTAGGACAAGCTGTTAGTTGGTCAATAAATAAAGATCCTGATCCTCCCTCAACAGTCCATGGAATTGTAGTTTCTGTTTCTAAAGAAAATGCAACAATGAATGTTTGGGCAATCATGGAAGATGGTTCTCACAAGAAAACAGATAGAAATGTTACTATGCCAATTTCTAAACTTACTGTTATAAAAGATTTCAGAAAAGGAGATAAAGCTCCTAATGATGTTACAAATTTTCCAGGCAGTGGCGATAATCAAAAGATAAGTATGTCGAACTCTAAGTTCAGACAGTTCCCTGATTACGCTTATGTTAAAAATCTAAAAGAAAATTATCCTGAGATATGGAGAAGAGCAGGTACAGGTGGAAACCCTCCTACTTCTTTTACAGGAAATGATGCTTTTAGAAATTGGACTAAATACAAAGCAGGAGACCGAAGTGCCTCAGTACTTTCGTGGGTAAAAAGAAGAGAACGATTTATGAATCGACACCAAGGTAACAACCGACTCAATGGAACTATTGCAGTTATGAAGTGGGGTGGTGTTACTAAGTCTGGTGTATCTGCTATGAAAAAAATTGTCAATGAACAAAAGAAGAAAATTGACGAGCGTAAAAAAAAGGCAGAACAACTCGTAGATCAGTCTGTTAAAATAAATAGTACAGAAAGTTAAATTTGATACTGTAGTATCTACAGTATTAATATAGATTAAGAGGTATAGGTTAATGGATAAAGAAATTAAAAGTTTCGACCTCTCCATCAAAGAAGATGGAGAAGAGAAAGGTAGTGTTGAAGCTGTCTTCTCAGTATATAATAATCTCGACAGCGATGGCGATGTTGTAGTTCCTGGTGCTGTCAAATCAGGTTTCAAAGATAATCAAGTTCCAATGGTATTCGCACATAAGTGGGATCAACCAATTGGTAAAGGTGTTATCGTAGAAGGCGAAGATTCTGCTGTGTTTAAAGGTTCATTTTTTATGGACACAGAAGCAGGAAAAGAAGCATATAACTTAGTTAAATCAATGGGCGATCTTCAACAATGGTCTTTTGGTTTTAGAGTCAATGATTCAGAAGTTGGTAAATTTCAAAAAGACGATTCTGAATCTGATGTTCGCTTTCTTAAAGATTTAACTGTTTACGAAGTATCTCCTGTCCTTGTTGGTGCAAATCAAGAAACCTATACCCTTGCAATCAAATCAGGCGAAGATACAGTTTACGAGAAAAAAGAAGAAAAAGAACCTGTTGCTTTTATGGACGACCACTTCACAACAGAAGATGAAGCTATGGCTCGTGCAAAAGAACTAGGTTGTGATGGTATTCACTCTGTCGATAGAAATGGCACTACTTACTATATGCCATGTAAAACTCACGAAGATTATGAAAAAATGTCAGCAGGTAAAGAAGCTGATGTTGAAGTAGAGAATACTGAAGAATCATCTTGCAACTGCGGTTGCAAAAAAGACGCAAAAGAAATGCACTGCTCTTATGGAGATGGTGGCAAATGTGCAAAAGAGATGGAAGATGATAAAAAAGATTTAGAAGTTTCAGAAGACGATTCCAGCGTGTCAGGAAAGCGTTTCTCTGATGAAGTCAAAGATGTGCTTGCTGCATTAGAAGACTTAATCGTTAGGTCCAAAGCTATTGGATTGTTACGAGAGAAAGATGGTAGGAAATTGTCAGAAAAGGCTACACAGGCTTTAAGGGCGATTCAAGAAGACCTTAATGATGCTTGGGAAGAGATTGATGAAGTCATTTCTCAAGTTGGTACTGTCCCAGAAGTAGAAGAAGAAGTTGAAGCTATTGCTGAAGCTGAGGCTACAGAAGTTGAAGCACCTGAAGAAATATCTGAAGATGTTGAAATTGAAGAAGCAGAAGCAGAAGTTGTAGAAGAAGCTACTGAAGAAGTTTCTGAGGAAGAAGTAACTGAGGAAGAAGTTGATGAAGGTATAGACGAAGTAATTCTCGAAGCCCAAGTTAACATTACAGAATCGTTAATAGCCGAACAAGAACTAGAAGAAGAAATTTAAGCTATATAGGAGATTATCGTGTCAGATATAAAAGACCTCCGAGAAAAGCTTGCTGCTAAAAGAGTTGAATTAAAAGAACTTTTTGAATCTGCAGAAGATGGCAAGTACACCTCTGAACAAAAAGAGGAAATTTCCAAAAGAAATGAAGAACTTGCTGGACTTGTAGAACAAGTAAATCTTAAATCAGCTCAAACAAAAAATGAGAAAGCTATGGAAGTAGATTCTCAACCACAAGAGCAAGCTTATCCATCGGAAAAAGCTGCACCTAAAACTCTTGGAGAGCAATTTGTTAATTCAGATGCTTACAATAATTACAAGAGCAATGGTGTAAAAGGCATTGATTCCAAAGCTAACTTTAGCCCAATGGAATACAAAGCATCTCTTACAACCACAGGTTATCCACCAGAGGTTTTAAGAGAACCAGGCATACTTGAAACTGCCTTAAGAGATCCTAATGCTGTTATTAGTTTATTCGATCAAATCGAATCTACTCAAAACGCATTTTCATATCTCGAAGAGACAACATTCTCAGACAGCGTAGCTGTTGAAAAAGCTGAGGGTGCTGCTGTTGCTGAAGGCGAACTTGCTTTCACAGAGCAAACCGAAGCTATCAGAAAAATTGGTGTTTATTTACCAGTTACTGATGAATTGTTGTCCGATGTTGCAGGTATCCAAGGATATGTCAACTCAAGATTACAAACAATGATCCGACTTCGTTTGGACAGCCAACTCCTCGTTGGAGATGGTACTGCTCCTAACTTAGAAGGTATCTTAGATGCAGGTAAAAGTTCTGTAGGTTCCACAGACTTCTCAGCTTACGCAGGTAACTTAGGAAGACTTGGAGCTCTATATGGAGCAATTACCAACATTCGTGTTAACGCTTTCACAGAGCCTGACGCAATTGTCATGCACCCAAATAACTGGAATCAAGTTGTAACAGACTTAACAGGATTCGCAGGTACAGACTCTGCAGGATATGCAGCTAATGTTCCTCTATTCATAGCATCTGGTGCTATGGGTAACGCACCTGTTGCTTCCATTTGGGGATTAAAAGTAGTTCCTACTACTGCTATCACTGAGAACACAGTTCTCGTTGGTAAATTCGGTGGTGGAGAAGCTGCTCATGTTGTTATGAGACAAGGTATTGATTTAGCTGTCTCAGATAGCCACTCAGATTACTTTATTAAGAATCAATTAGCTATCAGAGCAACTATGAGAGTCGGTTTCCCTGTTTACAGGCAAGCTGCTTTCCATAAGATTACAGCTTTCAATAGCTAATAATCAATCGTTCGATAAGGGGTGGTAACACCCCTTATCAAACTTAACAAATTTTTAAGAAGGAAAATAATGTCAGAATTTACAAAAGTTGAAAAGAATGTCTACAAGATGAAAGATGGTTCTATTTGGGAAGGTGTCCCTGCTGATTTACCAAGATCAGGTGCTTCTTTAATTGCTAAAGCAGGAAAAGAATATCCTACAGAATGGTTAAAAGAACAAGGTTGGGGTAAAAAAGCTCCTGCTAAGAAAAAAGCAGAACCTAAAAAATCATCAAAGAAAAAAGTAGAAACTAAAGCTGTAAAACCATCAGAAGATAAGTAGGTCCTAAATGGCACTTTGTACTGTTTCTGATGTAGAGAAAGTGCTAGGTATTGACTTAGGATCAACAGACGAATCTGCAGTTACTAACCTATTCATTCCTACTGTAGAAGATTCTATCGCTAATTACATTGGGTATAACCCAAAATACTCTGCTTCAATTACTGAAATATTTGATGGAGACAAAACAGAAGATTTATTTTTAAGTCGTTCTCCTGTTATCTCTGTATCTTCAGTTACTGAAGATGGCAATGCACTCGTATCAGGTAATGATAATGATTATGTTGTCTATGCTTCATTAGGAAGACTTCGTAAAGTAGGTAGAGAAAAATGGTCTTCTGCTAAATTACAAAACATTACAGTTGTTTATTCTGCAGGTTATTCTGATGACGAAGCATCAGCAGAGGATATTCCAAAAGATATGAAGTTTATCTGTGCAAGGGCTGCAGGAAGACTAATTGTTTCTGCATTATCACTATCTTCACAACAAAGCACAGGAGAAGTAAATACAAACATTGCAGACAATACAACAGATTCAAAATTCCAAATGGTAAGAAATGAAGGAATTGGAGATTACCAGGTTACTTATGAATCTGTATTAGATCAACTTAACGCTGAAGTATTAAATCAAAATGACAAAATGATACTTAACAAGTATAAGAGACAATATTTCACTTCAGCAGGTATACTAGACTAATGAGTGAAATTAATTTTCCAGAGGGTACTAAGCGAGAAGACGCTGTTAATGAACTTATTGATGACGAACAGTTCAAAGAAATGGTGTTAAAGCAATTCAATTATATGCGTATCAAAGGAATTAATCTTGTAGAAGATGCAGATGATATGGTAAATCTTTATCTTAAAATCTGTAAAGCTCTTGATGAATAATGGCTAGATACGACTACAAGTGTTCTAAATGTGAACACATCTTTGAAGTTACCCATTCAATACACGAAGAACCAAAGGTAAAATGTGAAAAATGTAAAGCACTATCTAATAGACAAATTAGCAGTAGGGTTAATCTCTATGGAACTGTTGGCATTGATTGGAATACTGATCCTAGTAAAGTTTCTCAATCTATGAGAGATAAGGCTAAAAAAGCCTCTAAAAGAAAAGTTAAGTTTTAACTTTGTACATTTTGTACTTTAAAGTTATTTCCTCTAATGGTTCTATGTCTCTGTTAGCAATTAAGTAATTTATATTATCTATTTCTAACAAACGACAGTTAGGTGTATCACTATGATTTATAAATCCACCCAATGGCGTTCTAATAGGTTCATTTTCTCTTCCTTTGTTAAAAATATGTGTTTTTCCTAATGAAATATCTTTATGTATTTTTTTAAGTGCAAACAAACCTAGACCTTCTATTTTGCTAGGCATAATAGTTAAACTATCTGGTAAAGGTCTGTAGGTCTTAGACTCCACAATAACCCTCACATTCATCATCGAATAAACTACCTTGAAACTCCTCAGATGATACTTCATCAAAGCTAGCATCTTTCAATGGTATTCTTTCTTTATATAAAAACAATTCACTATCTAATTTATTAACAAATTGGCTTCGTGATCCACTCTCTCTTAATTTTTTATCAAAATTTACTGCGTATTCAAACTCATTTGGGCTTTCATTTTTTAACTTCCTCCACTCTTGTTGGTTGTGATAAGGACATATTATACAAGCTGATCTTGGTGGTTGTGGCATACCTAACTTACCAAAGTATTCCAGGCATTGATGTCTTGATATGTTATTTTCTACTAATGGATAACAGTTTACTTGCCATTTATTAGGTGGGTACTTTGCTCTTTGGATCTCATCAGAAGATATACCCATTACAATTTCAACTACTTTTCCCCTAAGGCTTCCTACTTCTAATATTTCTCTAACTTTTTCTTGTATTGGTCTAATTTTATATCTATCAGTACAGGTTCTTAAAGTAATACCTTTTTTTTCTGTTTCTTTATTTTTTGTGTAAACAGGAATGCTTGCAAAAAACCCAACTTCAGTTAAAAGATCTTCAGCTATATTACCTGTGTTTCTTTCGTTCTTAACAATAATTATTTTAATTTTGTCTTTAACTTTTTCTTTTAAAAATTCAAACCAATCATAAACTTCTTGAGGTTCGTTACCAGTATCAGCAAATATTGCATAGTCAACAGGAGCGATTTCTCCATTGTATATTTTCATTAACAAAGTAGAACTTTGCACTCCAGCACCTAATGAAAGTATTCTTAAATCTGGCTTTTTTTCAGAAATGCTTTCATCTGAAAGTCTCATTTCTGCAAGATAATTCATAACTTATCTCCATAAACACATTTATCACAAATTATGAGAACATCTGATACTTTGAGTTCTTGTTTACATAACCTGCAAAAATATTTTTCTATCATTCTTCAAACCATTCTTCAGGAAAAGATTTATTTCTTTTTTCCACTTCCCACTCTTTAGCTTCCACATAGTAATCCAAGCGAACAATAAACCAACTAGATATTTTATCTATGATTTTACTTGTAGACCTAGCTAATTCCATAATCTTAACTTCTAAGGTTGCTGTAATCCAAAACCACATGATCCATCTTCCTCACTTTCTGTTGTACAATCTTCAGGTATTCCTGTAAATCCACCATGACCTTCTTCATCACACCTTACACCTGCACACCAAAAATTATAATGTTCTTGATATCCCATATTATGAACTAAGTCTGCAAATAAGTGATCTGGCATAGAAGGTTGTGGGATTGCAGTTCCACCCATCAATATAACAATTATAAATCCAATCATTCTTCCTCTCCCTTAACACCACTAACTTCTAAATTGAATTTAGGGTGCATATATTTAATGTCTTCTTCTGCAAGAGCTATTGCTCTTTCTTCTGTATCTACTAGGTAAGTAAGCTTACCTAATAAATATACTGTATGTTTTTTCATTCTTCTTCCTCCACTACTTCAACTTCAAGTTCTAAATCTAAAGGAGCATTTTCAAACTTTATGTCTTGAAATTCTCCATATCTTGTTATTATTTTAATTTTCATTTTTCCACTTTCTTTCCCATTTTTTTTCATTACTCCAGCACCATTTGCTAGAACTCCAATCATCCCATTGTACTCTTTTATATATATCTTGTGATAACAGTGATGCAAATAAAATATTGTAATATGGAGTTAATTGAGCTTTTTTAAATTCAAAACCTAGATCTGTTTTAGATGTAGGTCCTGTGTAAGGTCTACCATAACGCATCACTATCCATTCATCCCACATTGGCAAATCGTATTCTTCAGCAATCCAATTCCATGTCCAAGGCACAAACTGAAATACCCCAGAGTCATTATTGCCTTCAGCAGTTCTAACTGCGTCAGCTTTTCCTCTTGATTCACACCAACTAATACGAACAGCAGTATCAATATTTTCAAAATTAAAATGCTCTAAGAACAAATCTGAGTGATCACGCATTGATTGAGGTACTTCTCTCCTACATTCAATAGCAGTGTTAATAAATTGAGTTTCATTACCTATCAGGGGTGTAGAAAAACTTGCTAAGAATAGCATACATTCAGCTATCACATCTCTCCTTTGTTTGTTTAGCTTATATTAATTTTTTAGCGTCATCTACAGCTAAGTTTTTAGACTTACCTGCTCCTGTACCAATCAAAACATAGCTTTGCTTAGTACCAACTGATTTAACTTTAAATAAATCAGCTTCATGACTGCTCATATATGGATTCCACCTAACATGGATCATATAATCTCCAAAATGAATTTCTTCGTCTTGAAGTGCTTTTGCAGTATCGACATAAGGTACATTTACCAATATATCTCCTCTTCTATCTGATACTTAATTATAAACATAAAATTTGCAATTGTGCAATCTTATGTTACAATTTTATTATTGTAACAAACAAAAGGACATTATGAAAGTAATAAAGTATACACCGAAAAAATTAACTAAAGATCAATTAGTTGAATTATTTAATCAAACGCCATCTAAGACCAATATGGATTTAGGTAAAGAACTAGGGATTTCACGAGAAAGGGTTAGACAGCTTAGAAATCAATTTGGATTACCTAGCGTTAAGGAATTTAATCAAGATACATTTAGAAGAGCATTAGTAGCTATTGAAAATGGTTATGGAACATTAAATAGTAATTTATTTAAAGATATTCCTAATTTTTCAATTAAAAAACTAAGAAGCTGGATGGAAGCTGATCCTGAAGTAAAAAGGCAAGTAAGAATTGCGAATACTAAAGCGTATCAAAAAAGTTATCAACCTGATTATAAAGTATGTAAAGTTTGCAATGTAAATAAACCTATTGACGAATTTTATGTTTCAAAAATAGGAAGAGATAAAAGAAATAGAAAATGTAATCCTTGTAATATAAAGACTGTTCATAGTTACTATGAGAAAAGATACACACCTGAACCAATTGTTACAGAAAAAACTTGCAGTATGTTGAAAGAGTTTGGACCTTTGCCTGCAAGTTTCTTTTACAAATCTAGAAAGACAAGTACAGGATTGCAATATTCTTGTAAACAATATCAATATGCTTATGACAAATATAGGAATATGTATAAAAAAATTATGAATAATCCAAACGAAACAGAAAGAAATTTACAGCTTTCACAACTTGGTAATTGGAAAGCAAAAGCATTAGTAGAAGCACGAGTGGCTGTAAAAACAGATCTAGCAAAGCTGGAATCTTAATAAATATTCGGCTAGTATTATATATACTATCTGATTTGAAAATAGTCGGTGGGTTATTTAGTTAGACCAATCTAATTCCCCCCTGCCGACTGTTTTCTTTTATCCCACAATTCTCAATGTTATAATTGAGGTATGCCTAAATTAACCACTGCTCTTTTAAATGATTCTATAGATATTGAAAGATATTCAAGTACCGATACATTAGACGATAGAGGTAATATTTCTCAAGACTTTTCCTCTAGTTCAACAAGTGTCCAAGCAAGAATAGTATCTGCAAAAGATAGGACAGAAAGAGAAGATGATTTTTTATCTTCTGATCAGAAAAGATTGAGAATAACAATACCTTCAGATACAGATGTAACTGTAAGAGATCGGGTTGTTTATGATTCTATAACTTGGAACATAAGAGGAGTAGAACAGGTTAAAGATAGATTTGGAAATATATTTTATAAACAATTAATTGTTGAAAGTGGATATTAATGGCTTCTAAAAAAATTTACAAAAACGAGGTACAACAATCTTTAAAAGGAGCTTCTTTAAGAAGTTTTAGAATTACTGATACTTTGCGTAGAGCTAATAGGTATGCAGTGTATTCAGATCGTAAAATTAACGAAGTGGGATTACCTGGAGATGTAAATGAATTAAGAAGTTTTCTTTATACATTTTCTATCATTAGCAACGATACAAGAGCTTTGTTGCCTAATAATTTTTTAGATTCTTTAAATAGAACAAATTTAAGATTAGGTAAAGCAGTTGGAGACTTTAACGCTATTAGAAATACTTTGACAGGAAAATCTAGAGATTTTGATGTTGCAGGTATAGGGGAAAGAGCTGTGCGAAGAGTTGGAGGAAGAATTTCAGGAAGGCTAATGAATACTATTATTCCTAGTGGTAACGATGTTTTTAGTAGATCAGTATTTAGATCTATAAGGTCTGTTGCGGGTGCAAACTTAACAATAGAAATGGATAGATTTATTAAAGGTCAAAATGGTAGAGAAACTGCTTCTTCAAAATTAGCTGCCGATTTTTCTGGCTTAGTAGAAATGGGAGAGAATGCTTCATTGCAAGTTGCAGAATACATAAGACTAAAAGTTCAAGAAAACACCCCTATAGATACAGGTGCTCTTTTAAAATCACTTAAATTAAGAAAAGGTAGAAAAGGTGGGAATACAAAAAGACATACACCAGACTATACAGTTTCTATAGGAAATGTAAAACCAATGCCAGATCCTAAAGTACCTTATCCATGGATAGTTGAATTTGGTATTAACGAAGGTTATGGAAAAACTAAAATACCTTTTGAAAGCGTTTTCCCAACACCACTAAAATTCAGATTTTTATCAAGTGTTTCTGGACCAACACCAGAAGATAATACTTATTATGATGATTATAGCGAAGATAATAGAAGTCCTTATGATCGTGGACCTGGAAACTGGGGTAAAGGCGCAATGGTTAGAACTGCTCTTTGGAAGATTGTAAAAGATGCTAACAAGTATAAAACATTCTCAGTTGGTATACCTAAATATAAAACTAATCCAATGAAGGAAATTGTTTGGGATGTTGCGCAAAAGAAAGTAGATGAATATGAAAGATCAAAATCTATGAGAAACTGGGGAGTACCTTTCTAATGGCAATTGTTTTACCTGATTCGGAAATATTATTTAGAACTTGGGCTTTAGAACAATCTATAATCACTGATCAAGTTAGCACAAGAATAGCTACTAGATTGCCTTCTAATGCAACTCTACCTTTTGCGGTTATTAATTTAATGAGTTCTTCTGCAGAAAATATAGATAGCGCTCCTTTATGGATTTCAATGATAGAAGTTAGTTGTTATGGAGGTAAATATGGATCTAACAATAATAAGCCGAATCCTGATTTTGCTTCTGCTTTTAATTTAGCAAATGCTTTTGTAAGAAGTGCTTTTGATTTTGCTGGAAAAAAATACACTATCAATGGCGTAGAATCAAGACTGGTTGGATTCAACCCAATAGAAGGTCCATACAGAATAGAAGATACAGACACAGAATTAGCACGCTATAATGTAAGTATTGGAATGTATTATGGAGAAGCATAATGAAAAAAATTAAATTAAATCCATTAATAAGAGTTTTCGATGCTATAAGAGATGAAAAACTTGATCTTATCATAGGAAAAGATTGGGTAGAAGTAACTGAATCTGATTGGAAGAGAATGAAAGAAGCTCAGACCAAACAGGGAGATATTTTACTTCCTACTTTTACAGCAGAAAATGATGGTATGGGCGAAATTAAATCACTTGTTAGTGAGAAAATTGCTGTGAGTGATGAGATGGAAGAGCTAGAAGAGGAAGCCTACGAAGTAGTAAAAGAAGAGGAATGACAAGTTCCTCATAAGTTATAGGTAGGTATAAGTAATGGCACAAAGTATTACAGAAGTTCTTTTGGGAACAGGTACGCTATACACTGTGTTGGAATCAGATTTAAATGGAGGTAGCCCAACTGCTAGCTTCCCTGCAGATCCTGATGAAACACCAAATAGCTCATATTTCACTGATATCGGATATTCCGAAGGTGGATTCTCATTAGAATATGACAAGACATTTGAAGATGTCATGGTTGCAGAAGAGATTGATCCAATTAAGACAATCAAAACTGCACAAGAAGTAAGAATCACAGGAGAATTAGCTCAAGCTTCTCTTGCTAACTTGAAGTTAGCAATGGCTGGTGGAACAATCACACCATCAAGTCCAGAAGCTGGTTATTCAACAATGGTTCCTCCAACAACAGACTCATTCTTAGAGTATGGTCTTTTGTTAAGAGTTAACGCACCAGGTACAGATGAAGCTGGAACTGCTAAAGCTAGAGACATTCAAGTCCCTAGAGCAGTTAACATTGGAGCTTTCTCTATGGTTCATGCTAAAGCACCTCAGAAGGTAACAATCACTATTGAATATAAAGTGTTGAAGCCAAACTCTGATGCACCATTTAGCAATATATTTAAAGTAATTGATGCTGTCTAACAGCATTTAAGATAGGAGAGTTATGTCAGAATTTAAGGATTTCGATAAAGCTTACGAAGAGCTTACAGAAAAAACGCTAGACTTTAAGGTAGCTGGAAAGAAATATAGTATTCCTGGACAGCTACCAGCTAGTGTCGTTTTAGGACAATTGTCAATTTTGAATGATCAAGGTTTAGTTGATCCTAAGATGATAGGTAAATTCTTGGAGCAATTGTTAGGAGAAGAAGTTCTCAAGGATATGATGGATAATAAAGTATCTTGGAAACAATTGGAAGAATTATTAAATTGGCTTTTGATTCAGTATCAAGTTATTGCTGATCCAAATGCTCCTGCTGAAGAAGCAGTTGAGGGAGACGAAGACTCCCCAAAATAAGTATCTCTATTGATGATGTCTTAAATAGATTTTCAGCAGTAGAGGCAGATTTCCATCGTTTCTATAAACTTGATCCGATGATTATCTCTTGGCGAAAGTTTAAAGTGCTTTTGTTCTCATTAGTGTCTCAAGAATCATCCTTTTATGCTCCATATCACGCAGAAATGTATGAGGAAATGAAAGAAAAAAGTAGCAAAGAATCTGATTTCACAAAAAATAAACAAAAGACAAAAGTTTCTTTAGATGTTGCTATGGGCGAACTTGGATTAGAGAAAGAGTAAAATATGGCTAGATTTGATATTGTAGTTGGCGTAACTACAATGCTTAAAAAAGCGGCAGGAGAAGTTTCTGCTTTTGCTGGTAAAGCTTCACAAGATATAGCCAAAATAGGAAAATCAATGTCTAGTGCTGCAGGCACAGCAGCTTTGGCTTCTTTTGCTGGTTTATCATTAGCATTAGCAGGTTCTGCTGTTGCAGCAGTTAGATTTGAAAATGAATTTGCAAATGTTAAAAAAACAATGTCTGATGTTCAAGATCCAGTTGTTTTTAAATCAATTCAAGATGACTTAGTTAAACTATCAACACAGATTCCGATCTTTGCAGGAGAGTTAGCACAAATAGCAACTGTTGGTGGACAGCTTGGAATTGGCGCTGATGACATTACTCAATTTACTGAAGTAGTAGCTAAATTAGGTGGTGCTACAAATATGAGTTCCGAACAAGCTGCTACAGGTATGGCTAGGTTCTTAAATGTAACCAATGAACAAATGGATACA